CGTGCCCACTTCCAACTCGACCTCGACGGTCAAGGACTTGTGTCGGCTACCACGATGTACAACAGCAGCAAATCATCTGTCAGCAGCGTGACCATTGCAAGTGGAGGTACGGCAACGATATACCTGTATTTTAGCGGTATTTTCACAGGTATCGGCTCTGACTGGACATCAAGTAACAAGAACTCATCATGGTCAATGGACTTCCAGCGCAACGGTGCAACCCTTTTCGGTGGAGATATCTATGCTTATTATTCACAAACTGAAGGATGGACACAACGATAAATCATTAAGATTATGACAGCATTAACAATTTTATCATTCGTGATTCTTGTTGCCTATATCATAGGCGCAAGCATAAAGATGGGCAAATGTCCCGAGTCATTAACGGAATTATCTGGAGCTTTCGATTGGCCTTTGAGAGTATTATGGTTCGTGGCTATTTGGGGAGCAGCTATAATGTTAGCCCCAGAAGCAATCGAGCATACCAGTGACAAAACTAAATTCCTCACATTCATCGCTCTTGCAGCCGTGATTGTCTACGGAATGTGCGCAAGACTCAAAGATGCCACAGATGAAGTTGTAACATCCGTAGCAGGATGGATTGCTATCGGTGCATCTTCATTAGCGGTATTATTTAATCATTGGTGGTTGTTATTCCTGTGGGTGCCAGTGATAGTATTGGCAATTCTAAAGAAATTACCTTGCTGGCGGTTCTTTGTTGCCGTGACTGCGATACTAATATTCTACTTACATTGCATCGTTTAGAAATCGGGGTGGCCGCTGCCACCCCTTCTTTTTTGTTAATCATGTGTAATACTATGAAAACAGAAAAGCAACACGGCTGGGCCTCACGGCTTACCACGTGCCCGTTATATCTTCTCCCCACTCTCCATCGGCTGTCACTGAGGATGTGCGGCTGGCAGAGAACAGAGGGCCGGAGTAGTTCGTCACGCGGTTACGCTCTAATGGCACATCGGCAATACCTATCTGCGATATCACGCCACCATCGCCATCCTTCGCCTTCATGGTGATATCGGTCTGCCATGCCGATGAAGGGCTCATACTATAGAAGTTGGCATAAAGCTGGCCTGTTGTGCCGATATACGATGCAGGCACGTTGATCGTACGCTCCGCCTGGCGGTCGTCAGTTGCCTCGCCTGTGAGATAGTCGATGCCGTAGTACCAGTGGGAGGGCGTGATACATATCTGTGCGAGCGTGGCGGGTATCTCATCCGTGACAGTTAGTCGCAGACGGGTGGCGACGCGCTGAAGGCTTACCGTCTGGTTGGCCGACGTGCTCGGAGCAATGATGATGGAGCGCGAGGCCCAGAATGTATCGGAGGGTTTTGTCCAACTGATGGTGGTGCCGTCGATGGTGGGCGTGTCGCCACGCGAGGCAACGAAATAGATGGTGTGGTCGCCATAGGAGGCATTGATAGCGGGAGTGCCGAAGTTCGCATCTGTGGCGGTTTGATGGATAGTCTGCTGAAGTTCGTCGCCAATGTAGTCGAAGAGCCAGAGGTCGGTCATACTAACCTCGCTCATGGTAGCGCGGGTAGCGGCATTATCGCCTCCCATCGCCACGATACTGATGTCGTGACAGGCGAAGGTAATCACGCGATGATCCTTCAGACTGTCGCCATTCACATAGATACTCACACGGGCACCTCCATCGGGAGCGTCATCCTTGGTGCAGGCGGTAAGGGTTGCACACATGGCAATAATGCCAACGATAGTCTTCACCACGTTTCGGCCTGTGGTCAGGGCACTTGATAGATTTCTCATAGTCTTTTGTTTTTTTTATAGTTTATATTTAAGGGGAGGGGAGTACACGTCACTCCCCTTTGTCCTTTCGCTTGTCTTTAAACAGTTTGTCAGCCAACTTGCGCTGGCGGTCTTCATACGTCTCGCCATTCTCAGCCTTCAGCACACAAGCGAAAACCACACCAAGAACGGCCACAACAGCTAATACTCCATAGAATGTACTCATAAGCGTTTTCTTTTATTACGTTTGTCTTTCAGTTTCTCGGCAATCATGTCGAAGTCATCATGCACCGACTGAGCCAGAACCTTTGCATACCGCTGTGTCTGGGTGATGTTAGTATGTCCCAGCATACGACTAACATTCTCAATCTTTGCACCATTGCGGAGCATGTAGGTGGCGAAGGTATGGCGGGCAAGATGGGAGTGCAGGCGAGTCTTGATACCAGCCAATAGACCGAGGGCTTTCAGCTGATGGTTGTAATCGGCATTATTGATTCGCGGCACGCGCATGTCATACTTCTCCAACACCCTCACGGCTGGCGGCAATAGGCTCGACACGTAAGGCACGCCCGTCTTGATTCGCTCGCCTGTGTTGCTCCATCGGGTGCCGTCCCACTTATAGTCGTTGATATTGAAAGCCTGAGCATCAGAGAAACTTAGGCCAGTATACATCTGGAAGACAAACAGGTCATGCGCGATATCGAGCATCGACCCCGCAGGCAGGATGATACTCTCGAACTGCCGCATTTCGTCCTCAGTCAGATACTCGACGCTCTCCCTGTCGCCTCGCTTGAATTGGCCTTTGAGCCGTTCGTAGGGGTTGCGGTCTATCTTCCCGAACCTGTCGGCACGATTGAGCAGAGCCTTCAGACACTTGTGATACTTCCACACACCAGCATCGGATATCCTGTCTCCATTGACGGTCTTGCGCTGATGCAACCAAGCGTCAAACTGGCTGATCTTCTCAGGAGTCACGTCGTGCCAGGTCTTAATGTCGCCATACTCTATCAGCCTGGCAAGTAGTGTGCGGTAGTGCTTTGCAGTCCCGTCCACGAGATTTAGCTGTGGTATCTGTTCCTCTATCCAGTCGAGCAGCACAGGTTCGTCGCTCATCGCCTCCGATGCCTGGTACACCTTACTGCGGATGGCTTCGGTGTTAATCGCTTCACCAGCCTTGATGCTGCCATTCACGCTGTCGCTCACTATCTCGTAGATGATTGCCAGCCGTTCGTTCAATGTGGAAGAGTCGGGACGGTTGACAATCTGCCCGGCCTTCCATTCGCTTTTACGCACGCGGATGCCTGTACTTATATAGTATGACCTCCGCTCAGCCGTGATTCTCACCTCCAGCGTACCGACTCCGAGAGCCTTTGATTGCTTTTTCCTGTCAAATATAATATTTGTTGTTATCATAGATTTCCTTTATGTTTTACTGTTTTATCGTTTTACCCCTATGTTTTACCCCCGAAATACCCT